TCTAATTCGTCTTTTTGAGTTAATATTTTAAATGTAACTTCATTATTTGTATTTGGTAAAACAAATCTAACTTCATTACTATTATTGAATAAAGAAAAATCTACTTGTTTATCTTTTAAAGAACTTAAATCAATAACTACTTCTTCAGGCACATCTGTTATAGGATGCTTATATTTTATAGGATAGTTTTTTCCATATCCTAAAATTCTAGATGCAATCATAATTGCGTCACGGTCTCCTGCTATTAAATCTTCATAATTAATTTTGCTAACTATCATAGATTGAAATAGTTTATCAAAAACTATTCCTTGTTGTATATAGTTAGAGTTTGTTAAAATATCCTCTTCTCTTGCAGTCATGTATTTCATTTCAATCTCTCCAGAAGATAGAGGATTTTCTTTAGGATAAACTAAACCTTTTGAAGGTAACTTAACAATTTCTGTTGGTAAACTAAATTTTTGTTCAGACATAAAACGTATTTATTTATAAATATAAGAATAAAAAGTTTTATAAAACAAAAAAAGCCTCTAGTGATAGAGGCCTTTCCTTTAAGTATATAATTATTTTAGTAATTAAGTACGCAGTAATCCATTCCTATAGACAAAGTCAATTCAGTTGGATCAGATGTTGACCAGTCATAGTTTCCAAAAGTAGCTTCTTTAATGAAAGCGCCTTTAACAATCCACTCACTTACAATATCACCTACTGGACCTAAAATAGATAAATTAATGTCTTTCTTATAGAAGTCAGAATAACCATCACGTCCAGTTACTGATTCATGGTGAAGACGTACCCATTCCATTACAGCTTGTTGACCTGAAGGCGATACTGGGTTGTATAAAGATAAGCTCATATCTCTCCATTCAGCTTTACCTTTGATCTTACGGTAAACGTTGATATGGTCGAGTTTGATCTCATTTAAAGTTACACCTGGTGCATCTGCCTTCTTAATCATGTAAGAAGGAATACCATCAATGTACATCACAAATCTATTTGATACTGTTGGTTCAAACGCTGTGAACATTATTTCATTAGGATCCAATACTGGCATTGTATGTTAAGTTTTATTCTACTTATAAATATTCGACAACGAATTTATTTATCTTCTTCTTTCTTTTCTTCTTTAGCTTCTTCCATGTTACCACCCATCTTTTTATCGATAGTGCTAGAAGCATCTTTACCTACTTCTTTGTAAGCTCTTAAAAATCCTTGCATACCTTTAAGATTGTTATCCTTCATGTATCCAACTATTGCTTTTATTACACTTGCAGCTATTCCTAATCCTGCAGCAGCAGCTGGAATCCACGCATATTCTACACCTGGTGCTGCTTCTTCTACTTTTTCTTCTTCTACTTTTTTCATTCCGTCTTTAGGAGCTTTCTTTTCTTTCACAACTGTCCAATCACCATAGGCTTTACCACCTTTTTGTGCTTCGGTCAATGTTAATTGCTTCTTTACACTCTCGTATAAGTGAGCAGGTACTTTAATTCTTAAAATTGTATTATCGTTCATCTTAAGGTTGTTTTATTTTATTGACCAAATGTTGTGCCAGTTGGAAGAATGTTGAAGTCAAGTTGAATGAATTCCGCAGTCTTTGTAGGCTGTAAGTATATTGTACCAACCAATTGGTTACGATCTACTACATCTGGTGTATTATTAGTCTCATCCATTACTACTTGGAATGCATAAAGACCTTGTCTTTGTTGTACTGATTCTAAGTATGGATTAACTTGATTTAAGAATTTATTTCTTGTTACCTGAGTATTTGGTTCGAATACAATTGTTTCGCCAATTTGACCAATATAATCTTTAAGAGCTATTAACAATCTTCTTACATTTACACGATCAAGTGCAGATGGTTTTTGTTGAAGAGTCTTTTGACCATATATTACTGTACCAACTCCAGGGAATGTAGCGATTGGGTTAACTTTACCTTGATAAAGTAAGTTCCTATCGTTAACTGTTAATTTTCTTTCTGGTTGAAGTACTGTAGATAGAGCGCCTCTATTAAGACCTGCAGGTGCAAACCACTCAGCAGCAACTTTATCATTGTATTCGTAAACTGCTGGTACTAATGTAGAAGCAGGAACAAAGTTTATTTTACCAGTCTCACGGCTTCTAACTTGTACCCATGGCCAATATGTTGCACCATATGAATTATCGTATAAGTTTGCTTGAGTAAGAACTGAGTTTATTTGTTGACCATAAGATGCCATATCAATAACTGCTATTGCATCTCCTCTACCTTGAACAAGAGTTAATAAACTACCTACTGTAGTAGCTGCATTTTGGCTATTTAATCCTGGTGCATATACTACATTTACATTATAAGAATCTTGATTTTCAAGAAGATTAATTGCAATTGCATAATCAGCAGGATGTACACCTTGAATATTAGTTGCTGGTGTAGCTACTACTGAGTTTGCAACTGGAATTGATTCAAACATATTCATTGCGGCTTTACCGAATGAACCAAATATAGCACCGCTAGCACCGCCAAAAGCACCATTAACAGATCCAGATCCTATAGCAGGAAGTGAAGATGTATATTGATTTTGAGGAAGTCCTGTTTGATCAAAATATCCAGGTGTAGGAAGATTAACTGATTTAAGTCTTACATAGCGACTCTTATTTTGATAAGATCCGGTTGTTTGTAAGTAATAATCTCCAGTTGAATCTTGGCGAATTGCTTGTGTTTGATCACCAATTACATATGCAATATAATTATTTTGGTTTGGATCTAATGAAAGATTATTCCAAGTTTCAAGAATAGTTTTACTATTATTGTAATCGTCACCACGACGAATAATCATACTAAATACTCCCGAACCAGTATCAACTCCAGTTATTTCCCAACGAATATTAGCAGAAGATCCTGATGGTAAAGATCCATCTACAGAAGTTCCACCTACGTTATTCATTAAATTACCAACTGAAAGAGTTTCAAGTTCAAAAGAAGTAGCAGCTCCAATAGACGCTACAGAAGCAGTGGCTGCTGTATAAGAACCAGAAGCTACTCTAGTAACAAGAAGAGAATCTCCACCTTGCTCAAAGTAGTTAAGTGCTGCAATTGAAGTTAAATACTCGTAGTTAGCTCCACCAGAAACAAATGCAGCTCCAAAAAGAGCTTTATATTCTGAATATGAAGTTACTAATGTTGGAATGTTTACAGGTCCAATTACTGTAGGGCCTAAAAGAGCTGCGCCGGCAGCAATAGGTCCTTGTGTTATTTGGGATAGATCGTTTTCATTTAAGAAAACTCCTGGGCTAATAAGTGTTTCGGCCATTTATATTATTTTTATCTAGTAATAAATATCTATCCTTTATTCAAAACACTTTATTGAAATTCTCCAGTTTCGATATTTATGTTGATGTTTCCGTATTTGTCTTTTAGTTCTTCAAAAAGTGAAGTCTCAGATTTTTTTAAATCTTTGATTTTTTGTTTTTGATCTTCCATCAACAATTCTAAAACTGTCTTTTGATACTGTAGTTCTCCTAATGCAGATGCGATCTCTAGAGAATCTTTTCTAACTTGATGTAATCTTTCTAATTCGTTTTCTGTAAGCTTTGCCATAACGTTCCTTTTTTTATAATAAATATGTAAACTATGATGAGAAATAAAATGGCCCTCTGATTATAGAGAGCCTATTTTTTTATATTAAAAAAACAAAGTCAATTTATTTAGTTGCTTTCTTTTTTGGAGCAGCTTTTTTCTTTACTACTTTTTTTACTTCTTTAAGCTCTTCTACTTTTTGCACGCTAACAATTGGTTCAACTTTAACAGGAACTTCTTCTACTGGTGCTGGAGCAGGAACTACAGGATCTAATGTTGGATTTAAAGGGGCTGGTGTGTCTTTACTAATTTCTTCTACTTTACTTTTTCTAGAAGTAGCAATAAAGTATGCAGCAACACAAGCAACTGCAATAACTAAAATAATCTGTAACATAAAATAGTTGTTTATTTATAAATATACGAAAATAAGAGAAAAATAAATTTTTATCCAATTTGTGCTACTCTATATTGACGATCAGTAGGATCTGCTATAGAAAGTTCGTCTGCTTTTAATTGAGCTTCTGGCTCATTGTCATACTCATAGATTGGATCATCTGGATTTAATCTAGCTACCCAAATTTGATCACTTCCTGGTATAAACTGCATTTGTACTTGATAAATCATAAACTATATTTTATATTACTGTAGTTGTAGTTGTAGTAGTACTAGTAGTCAACCACGGTGCTTGTTCTATTAATACAGGAGGATCTATTTGATTTTGTATTTGTTGAGCTACGCTAGCTTCGTAAGATTGCATTTGTTCTATACCCATTGATGCAGTCATCCAATTATAAACTATATCATAAGTAAGTTCATTAAAAGGAGTAAATGCAGATCCTGTTTCATAACTAACTGCTTGAGTTCCTATTACTGAGCTTTGATAAGATCCTGTAGATCCATAAAGTTGCCAATGAACTAAAAATACTACATTATCTTCGCCAGAAGCTGTTGGATACGCTTCTAATGGATTAAAATTCCATGTGTAATTAATTGCCATTTTTTATTTTTTATTTATTATAAATATCTTATTAAAATGAGTTAAAAAAATTGAAAAATTCTGAGTTTTTATTTTTATACCAAATCCTAACTAATCCTTTTGCCCCATCTCCTCCGTCTACATTACTACCACCTCCAATTCCACTCATTCCGCCGCCGCCACCTCCACCGTATTGACTTCCAGCTAAACCATCTGCTGTTGCTGCTACACCTGCTCCACCAGCGCCGCCATTTTCTTCACCGCCTGTTCCTGCTGTTTGCCCAGTTGCATTTCCTCCAGGAGATAAACTACCACCAGCTCCACCGCCACCACCACTAAATCCTACTCCAGGATTTCTTGCGCCTGTTCCACCAGATCCTCCTGCTATAATTGCGTCTCCTACGCATCCAGTAACAGATGAAGCGCCGCCTCCACCTATATTACCATTTGGACCGCCAGTACCTCCTGCTCCACCTGTTGCAATAACAAACGCGCTAACAAATGTACTATTTAATTTTACTTGAGCTGTTCCTCCTTGAGTTTCTTTTACAGTATTAGTAGATGGAGCAGTTATATATAAAGTATCTCCACTAGTTACAGATTGCGCTTTTCTAGCATAATTTCCACCAGCACCTCCACCTCCATAACCTCTTTGAAGAGTTGCGCCACTTGCTCCGCCACCGCCGCCACCTGCACCCCAACATTCTACTAATACTTCTGTAACTCCATCTGGAATAGGAAATGCAAAATCTGTACAATCAACAAATGTAGCGCTAGAAACATTATCGTCATAATATATAGTTACTTGACCTCTTGCACCTGCGCCTCCTACATAATCGCCAGCTTCAAAAAACTTTACTGCACCACCGCCGCCTCCGCCACCTGGAATTGATCCAGGATTTCCTACTTGACTAGTACTACCTCCAGAACCACCTGCGCCTCCATTTGGAGTTCCACCAGTTCCGGCACTTTGACCTGATGCATTTCCTCCTTGTGAATCTATTCCCGCACTTCCGCCACCACCGCCACCTCTTGCTCTTGGATAAAGCTCAGGGATTTCTGTAAATGTTGTTGCATTTGCTCCATTACCACCAGCTCTTAATAAAGATCCACTAGAACCTATAGTTGTACCTCCACCTGCATTTCCTAATGATTCAGCAAAAGTAACAGCAAATGCATCATTTCCAGCTGCACCACCCGCTCCTATTACTCTATTACTATTAGAATAAGAAACAGAAGAATTATTTCCAGTAGTTCCTGAATTTGTTTGCTGTGCACCAACTGCAACTGTAACTTTAGTAAATGAAGTAACAGGAACAACGCCTCTAGCAAAAGCACCACCAGCACCGCCACCGCCGCCTGCTGATAAATTATTTGTATCAGAACTAAATGCGCCTCCACCTGCGCCACCGCCGCCAATACAATCTGCTGTAATAGAATCTACATACGGTGGTACATAGAAAATTCCATTTGAAGTATATAAAATAGTTGCCATAACTTTTATACTTTACTAATTAGAAATTATTTATTTTTGCTATTAAATCCCAACGATTTGCATCAGAATTATATATAAATCCTAAATATATTGTTTTTCCTGCTAAAGTAATACTAGGTAAAGGCAAGTCTGTAGAAGCTCTATAAAGATTTCCAAATGTTAAAGATTGCGGAGTTCCATTATCTTTTATTCTTAGAATAAATCGTTGTCCATTTACTATAGTTCCAGTAGGATTGTTTATAGTTAAAGATTGAGCTTGGGCTGTTACTACAAATACATCTTCTGTATCTATTGTAGGGGTTACTGATGTTGTTGAAGTTGTACTATTAGTTCTAGGTCTGTAAGTTCCTCTTATTCCTGTACCTACTACATCTAAAGTATATCCTGGTGATGAAGTTCCTATTCCAACACTTGTTCCATTTATAGACATTACTTGTTGAGTACCTATTGCTGTAGAAGTATCAGTTCCTTGTTTCCATATATAAAAATCTATTGCATTACCAGCTGCTGCTGATGAATTATGTCTTGTTTTTATTGCATGTCTGTAGGTATCCGTATTTGCATATCCAAAAGTAATTTGGTTACTACTAAAATTAGCATTACTATTACCTGATCTTAATTGTAAAGATATTTGTCCAGCTGTATCTTGAGCTCCTTTAATATCTAAATTTGCTGTAGGAGAAGTTGTTCCAATACCTACATTTCCATTAGAAGGTTGTAATAATAAAGGTCTTGTTGCACCACCCTGTAAAGTAAGACCTGCACCATCACCCCAAAGCATTAAAGTTTGTACTCCACCTGCTCCGTTAGCTTTTATAGTAAACGCATTTGAATAATTATAATTTGCGCTGATTTCTGCGTAATAGTTTGCAGGAGAAGTAGCTGATTGTAATTTTAGATTTTGTTGATCTCCTTCAATAGTTAATTGGTGGACAGGATTTGTTGTACCTATACCTACACTACCTCCCATTATAACAGTTCCACCATTTCCTGTTATACCATCAACAGTATTGATATATAAAGGAGCCCATCCATCTAAAGCATAGTTATGTGCAAATACACCTGCAACTCCTGCATATGTACCAAGAAATGATGACCTATCAGCAGTTAAGTTTTTACTTAATATTCTACCTCTCCAACCAGCACTATTACCATCTTGTCTTGCTATTATATTTTGATCAATACCTTGAACTTCTAACTTAGCAGCTGGTGAGGTTGTGCCTATACCAACGCCTGTTGATCTCATAACAGCAGTATTTGTACCATTGCTATAAAAATACATAGCATCTCCATCATCATACCCTCTTATGTATGTACCATTTGCATATGTATAAGCTCCAAAAAATATAGATCCTCCATCCGTTAATTGCATATCTCCTGAGCCTTGTACGTAAAGAGATACTCCAGCTCCATTTGATAATCCATTATTTATATACGTAGTTGCTTCTACATGTAATGGATAGCTAGGAGATAATGTACCAATACCCACTCTATTATTAACCCCATCTAAAACCATTACAATATCAGAATTACTTCCTCCAGCTACAAAAAAACGCATTTCATTACCATTAGCTTGAATATAACTAGTAGTTGAAGTATTTGTAAGTGCTAAATCTACGTATGATGTATTTGATAAAACTCTAAGTCCAGAACCACCACCTTGAGCGTCTAACGTAAAACCAGGAGACGTAGTTCCTATACCTACATTACCTCCGCTAAAAACGAGTCCATTACTTCCTGTTACATTAGAGGTACTAGTCCAATAAGCAATTTGTGTACTTGCGCCAGTTCCTGTAACTGTACCTGCGGATCCACCTGTTGCTGTTAAAGTTCCACCACTTAAAGATAATCCAGAACCAACAGTAATTGAAGATAATAAACCATTAGAATCTGTTCCTACTATTCTATTTCCAGTTCCTGATAAAGAATTTATTGTTATATTTCTAGATCCTTGAGATATTACAAAAGCATCTGTAGCGGTTCCTGAACTAGCGTCTCTTATTTTAAATTGTCCATTTGAATCCCCAAAATATCCAGCAAACCAAATAGCAGCATCAAATGTTCCATAATATCCAAAATCAATATAAGAATTATTTCCACTACCACCAGAAGTTAGGTCTAAAACTGCATTTGTAGATGTGTTTGCATATTGACCGATTCTAGCATTTCCTACTACTTGTAATGTTGCAGTAGGCGATGTAGTACCTATTCCAATATAGCCATTTGAATGCTTAAATGTCATAAAGGTAGTACTTAATGCATCTGAATACCAATTAAAATCTGTAGATGTTACTGAAACTTCTACTCTTTTACTTCCTGCATTATCAAAAAAGTGCATATTAGCACCGTTAGTATCTGATGCTCTAGATCTTATAAAACCTAATTTACTTATACTAACAAATTCTTTAGCATTTGATCCTTTAAATTTAAAAGAATCTCCTGTAGTATCATCTGATGGAGTTACGATATTTAAAGTTGCATTAGGTTCTGTAGTTCCTATACCAACATTACCATTATTAATATTAAAATAATCAGTTCCTCCAACAGAGGTGTGGTTAAATCCAGGTGAACATTCGTGTTCTAATATAGTAGTTGAATAAATTGATCCTGGACTAAACTCTATTATTTCATTTCCATAAGGATAAACATCTACGTATGCTTGTAAAGGTTGTCCAGGTTCGTGGTTACTTATTTTTGCCTGTACAGTAAAATCTTCTGTAAGAGTAGTAGCTGCTAAAATTTTTATTGTTAATATAGTATAAATTCCTGATTGGGATTTTACTACTATATCTTCAGAATGATTTGCTGTTATATCTATAATACTATCAACAACAACTGAATTAACT